GCCTTCGACACGTCCGTATCTGTGCCACAGCTCATCCAGTTTGTTATCTATCTTGGCCAGAGCCTCCCTCGAATTGAAGTCGTTGACGTACGACCGCCGCAGCTGTTCCAGCTTTTCGGTTACGGCAGAGATGGGCATGACCTTGAGATCAGCTGCTGCAACCAGATCGTTCAGCTGCTCATCCAGTGCCGCAATGTTCCTCTTGGTCTTGGCCAGACCTCTGGGAGTTCCATAGATTCCTTCACGTGCGCCGAACCGTGCCAGCTCAAGACCTTCCGGCCCCATGGATTTCGGGATGTTCATGTCGGCACGGTACAGGCGATTCGAGGCCGCGCCTGCGGTTCTCTTGGTGGTGTCGACGGCCTTCTTGATTGGCCGTACGCCGCCTGCCAACCCACCGCCATGCAGAACCATGGCCGCATCAAACGGATGTTCCTTGATCGTTTCAGCAGCCGCTTCCAGCGTCCCGAAATTCTCTTTCACGTTGGCAATGACGGCGTCAGCCGTATCTTCCCGGCCCGGTGTGGGCGGGATTTCCTCTCCGGTCACGAACTCATCAAACTTGCGGCCACCTTTTTCCATGAACCCGCCGGCAAGCTCACCCGTCATCCGTGCCGTTTCTACCGGGTGAGAGGCCAAGTCGACGGTCTCTTCGTACGCCTGAAACGCATCCGGCACGAAGTTCGACGCGGCTTCGTTCAGCCACTGCTGGGGTCCGAACAACTTGCCCATTGCCTCCTTGAGCCGCCGCTTTTCTTCTTCTTCGACCATTTCCGCAATGGCTGAGCGTTCTTCCTGCTCACCCTCTTGCGCCAGCATTTCTGCGATTGTTGGCATTACCAGCGGTCTCCGACTACTGCGGGTCGCCAGCCGAAGACGGCTTCAAAGTTCTCAAGCGAGTCCTCGCCGTTCTTGACGAGGTCCAGCGCTTTCTCTTGCTGGGCGACGGTGAATGTCTTGCCACCCTTGTCGGCGGCTCGACGGTGCATCATCTTCTTGTTGCTGTAATCGTATGCGTTCTGCTCCAGAATGGCGGCGGCTTCCGCTTCGTTCATCTCGCCAGCCTTCACCGCATTGAAGAAGTTGTTCTCTTCGCGCATGCCGTACAGGGCAATGTCGTATGCCATCAGGATATCGTTCAGCGAGGCGGTCAGCTCATCACCCGGCAGGCCGGAATCGAGCGCCGTCTTGCTGGAGTACAGCAGTTCGACTTCGCGGTTCGAGACGTTACCCAGCGCACCACCCGTCTGGTTGCGTGGGTCGGTTCGCATGTTCTGGAGTTCCTCGAACGCCACGTTGGCCTGCTGGGTCATCAGCATCTGGGCCATGGTGTATGCCGGGGTTCCGGGGATGATTTTGGTCAAGGATGCGAGACCCGTTGACCACGGACTCACCTGACGCAGTGAGCGTTCAATCTGGCGGATCGAGTTGAGCATCGACGCTTTTTCGCGGTTCATGCCCATTTCCATCTGCCATTGTTTTTCCTGCTGTTCCTTCTGGTACTTCTGGCGTTCGTGGATGAAGCCCATCACGTCTTCGGGTTTGAGGTCTTCGTTCGCGCCAAACGTAGCAGCCAGCTCTTCAGGAAGGCCCAGAGCTTGGTACGCCAATGCCCGTTCTCTTTCTTCCTGAGTCGTTCTCGCGTCTGAACGGCTCTCTTCACGGAGTTTACGCTGTTCGTCGAGAAGTGCCTTTTGAGCTTGGGTGCCGAAGGTTTTGTCGACGAGGGCGCGGTCTGCCATGGCTGTTGCCTGAGCTGGTCCCACCAGCGGTACAGCCATTTGGTATATGTCAGAAGCCAGTGCTTGGGCAGCTTGTTGCTGAGCCATGAATGAGCTTTCTTGAGCCTTGTCGACTGCGGCCCGGTACGCATCCCGTTCATCCTTTGAAGTGAATCTCCGGGCAATGCCTTCCAGTACGCCCAGCCGTCCCAGTCCGGTCGTGACCGGAGTTGCTGCGTCCTGATATGCCCGTGCTGCTCCCACCAAATCCCGATTGGCTTGAAACAGCTGCGGATTGTTGCTGGGGTTGGCGAACGCTCCGATGGTTTGAGGCGGCTGTTCCATGTGGCTGAACAACCCCGGACCCATCTGCTGTTCCTGCTGCTGCATTTGCATGGGGTTCGGTGACCCAACGACTTGAGACTGGTCAACCTTGGGCTGAAAAGCCTGAGTGATTTGCATGAGAGCCAAAGGGTTTGTCACGACGGACTCCTTATCCCATCAATTTCATAATCTTCGACAGCATGTCACCGCCATCGAAGATGCCGGAGCCAATCTGGCTGTTGCCCGGTTTGTTTGCCGCTGTATCAACTGCGGTCTGAGGGCCACCGACAGCGCCGCCGAACTCGTCGACTTCGCTCTGGTTTTCCTTGGTCCACTTGTTTGCGCGGTATTTGTCGATCAGGGCTTCGCCAATCTGTGCCACTTTCGGCATACCCCATTCCTGCATTCGGTTGTGGGTATATGCTTCTGGCATCTGCGGCCCCTGCGGCGGCGGTGCTGGCGGTCCCATCTGTGGACGCGGCGGACCCATTTGCGGCTGCTGCGGCTGCTGTGGCTGTTCCTGCTTTTGTTGGCCCATCAGGGCTTGCATGATATCAAACATTAAAATCCACCCAGTCTTCCAAGAATGCCTTGATTTTGTCCGGCGCTGCCAATCGTCTGGTTGAATGCGCCCGTTGGGTCAATAGCTGTCGTACCCGGAACCGGAGTCATGCCCATGAGGGCCATGGTGATCTGGTCCTGATACTGCTGCTGCTGGTCTGAGTATTGGCGGTTACGGAAGTCGATGCCTTCGAGGCCCAGCATCTGGTTGAAGTCCTGTCCCTGACGGTGCAGGTCGAGGTTACCCATGCCCAGTTGGTGGTTCAGGTCGGCGGTGTACCGCTGTGCGTCGATCCCGGCCATGCCCAGATTGTAGTTGTTCTGGATACCCAAGCGGCTGGTCTTGTCCTGCATCGAGGCGATATTGGCCTGATTTTCCAGTCCTGCGTAGCCCAGCTGGTTTTGCTGGTTGCCAAGGTATGCTTGCAGCCTGCGTTGGTCGGCATTGCCTTGCTGGTTCCAGAATGCCTGTTGCATTTGTCCGGCCAGTCCGGCTTGGGCCTGTTTCTGCTGAGCCATCTGGTTCTGGATGCCCTGACCGAACTGCATGGCCCCGAACATGGCGGCGTTTTGCTGGTCGCCCTGCTGCATGGCCATCATCTTTTGCATTTCCTGACCTTGTGCAGAGTTGGGGTCGATGCCTTTGTTGATCATCTCCTGCTGCATGCGGCGATTCTGAGAGGCGTGTTGTGGAGCCATGTACCGCTGCGAGTTCTCGTATGCCGCGTTGGCGTAGTTCTGGACCGAATTGTAATCAGCCGCGTTGGGTTGCGCTCCGGCGATCTGCTGGCCACCGTACTCGTTCAGCCGATCCGGCATCATCGGGTTGAACGATCCATTACCGCCTTGCGGCCCGGTGACGCCACCACCGCCTGCCGTGGCGGGGTCTGGCGCTCCCGGTGGAGCGGGGGGATTGACCAAAAGCGGATTGTTACCGTACGGAGAGTATGGCCCCGGAGCGGGGTTCATAGCCGTAGTTGCCGTACCTCCTTGCTGGAACGGGACGGGTGGCTGTGAGGGGGGCAGTACAGCCGCTGACGCCATTTGTTGTGCCATTATCGGTCTCTCATCCGTGCTTTGTAGTCGTAGTAACCGTTACCTGTGCCGCCTCTGAAGCCTCCATACGGTTCAGTAGCGGGTCCACCACCGGGCGGGGGTCGCACCATCGGTGGAACATCCGGATTTTCCGGCGACACTGCGGGTGGGTAGTTGGAAGCGTCGAGTGACCAGTAGCCACCCTGACGATTCCCGGCTCGTTGGCCGAAGGTATCCTGTTTCAGCGAGAAGGATTTCATGGCTTCGTCGTCGAGAATGCCGTGGCGCTGCATTTGGTTGGCCATTTTCGCGTCGAGCAGGCTGGAAAACTGTGCCGGACTTTGGTACGGCTCGTATCCTTGCCCTTGAGCGCGGCCCAACAGCCGATCTGCGGCGAGATCGAGGCCCGGTTTGAGGGTTTGGCTCTGTGTCCACGTCCCATCCGGGTTCTCTGTCCAGTCCCAGCCGGAGAAGTAGCCGTGCCGATTGGTGCGGTTCAGCTCAGCCTGCATCTCCATCAGTTTTTCGATTTGTTTCCAGTCGGCTTTCTGGGATTTACCACCGAAGAGGAAACCAAAGGCGTCAGACAAGAAACTCATGATTCGATCCTTTCGTTTTCAGTATGATACATCAGAACATTGACCCTGTGTTCATGCTCTCGTACGCAGCGCCCCCGCCAGCCGCGCTTCCCATGCCTCCAATGAAGGCTCGAAGAATAATGTCCCGTGTGGCGAGTTTGCGAAGCACTTCGTCTTCGGACATATCCAAGTCAGATGCGGTCTTGGCGACCCGCATATTCATCGCGGCGGTCAGGTTACGTGGGTCGGCTATCCCTGCTTCCTCCGCTCCGGCGAACCATTTGGCTGATTGCCCTTCGGCTGGATCGAGGCCCAATTCTCTGGCGATTTGCGACTGTGCGTTTTCGATATGCGGGTATTCCCGCGCATTCGGGCTGCGTTTCTCTCCGGTGAGGAGGTAGAAGTCGTGGCCGTCGATGGTATATGGTTCGAAGTTGCCCATCCGGTTCCAGAAATACGATGGAGCTTTGATGGGGTTTTTCGGGTCACCCGGTACGCCGTGTTTCAGGTAGTGGCGAATGAGGGGTCTTTGTGCAGTTTTCCATGCGAAGTGACCGTATCCTGACGGGAAGTCAGAGCCTTCGAGGTTGGTCACGTCGATGCCACGCTTGTTGGCGTAGTTCAGGAACGATGCGCGGCGGATTTCCTGATCCACTTTTGAGCGTGGCGACAAGCCGGAGCCGAATCCGGTGAAATCGCGGTAGACATCGAAACCTGTTTCGGGATTGGCGTCGAGGAAAGCGTCGATGATACCGCCTGTGTGATACCAGCGATCACCGCCAATAACCATGCCTTGCTGCATCAGTTCACGCTGACGGTAAAGGTTTTCCGGGGTCAGTATTCCGGGTATGGTGTCCGGGGTCTTAACAGGCTTTCCTGCTGGCGTGATGGTGTATCGAGAAAGCGGTGCCTGAGTGGCGGGTCCAAGGTGTTGAGAGAACTTGTACTCAGGAAATACACCGCCGATATCGAGTCCGACGAAGTCCGGTTTTTCCCGGCCCAGAGCGGCAATGATCTCAGGGGTGGCGTATTGCGGGTTCCATTCATTGCGTTCGGTCTCTACAGCTCCACGTTTCTTATAGCCTTTGACGAGGTATGTATCGAAGGCATCGAGGTTTTTTGCGCCTTCGCCACGGGCGCGAGTCATGGCGGCGGTCATGACGCCACCACGGTCTGAATCCGGGTTTCGGAAGACGTGACCAAGGTAACCGTCCTTGGTTAATGAAAACCCGGCAGTCCCGTCGGGAGTCATGTACACGGTGCCGTCGAAGTCTTGAGGGTTGAACGGGTCTACTTGCGCCCGATCTTGGGCTGACATCTTGGACCGTGCTGCGTTTTGTGCGGCAGCGAACTCAGCGGTAGCTTTTTGAGTGGTGCCTGCTTTAAATTCCTTGGCCTTTACATCCGGCACCTTCGGCTGTGGTTTCCCTGACAGGTCGATGATGCCGCGTTGGGTTCCAGCCGTACCCATGGCTTTCGAGCCAGTGATCATGCTGGGTCTGCTCTTCAGGGCGGCACCCCCGCGCATGAACGCAGGGGTGGCGAAGAGCGAGGTTTGCAGGGTGTGGAGGACGCGTGGGTCTGTGAAGTATTGCTCCAAGGCAGCAGCACCTTCGGGGGCGGCTTCATTGTAGCCTTCCCAGACAAATTCAGCGCCTTCCTTGACGGGCGAGAGGAACCCTTCTTGCAATTCTTCCGTGCGAGGAGATACGTCCAGTTCAGGCAGGTTGGCACGTCGCTCAGCGTTACGTTTGGCAAATTCGGTAGCAGCCTCTTTATTGCCAAAGCCCTGTAGCCAAAGGAGTGGGTCGGCTACAGCTGACGCGCCAAATGACCCCAGATCGAAGAAGGCGTTCCCCCCTGCGGAGAACGCCGTCTCTCCTGCTAGTTTCAGGAGGTCTTTGTACGATTCCCAACCGGGCATCGCTAAAACCTCCTGCTTACGTCTGGACGCCGACGGTCGCGGTGGTAACGGTAGAGCCGTCGTTGGCGGTTACGATGTGGAGATCACCGTCTGCGGTGACGAACATCGCGCCAATCGGGAACGACTTGGTATCGGAGTGGGTTGCAATCCACGTGTCCAGATTTGCTTTTGCAGCAAGGTCTGAACGGTATTCAACGTAGCGTTTTGCCATGATAATGCTCCTTCTTTATATATAGTCTACGGAGTTGTCACCATTGGTTTCTGCGGGGTGTACCTGATGGTGACATTGCAGGCACATTCCCGTATTGCTCCATGATGGCCGATGCGATCCCGCCAAAGATGGGGTCCATGGCCGCTTCGATGTGGTTCATTTCCTGTGGTTGCCGCGCATTGGCTTCGTTGATGGCCATGCGTTCACGCATCCGTTCTTCGTGGAGGTCGGCGTAATACTGATCCAGTTCGGCTTCACGTGAAGAGATATCGCCGTACACTTGGGGTTCGAGGTCATCTCCGAACACGCGCATGAGTATGTCGACTTCACGGTTGGAGAGTTGGCCCAGTGCTTGGTTCTGTCGTGGCGTGGCGTTTTTGAGCCGTTGCATTTCGCCGTACGACATTTTGCCCATAGCCTGTTCGGTCAGGGCGGAGCGCATTTCAGAGAAGAGAGCTGGGTCAATGTTCAGTTCGTTCATCGTCCTTGCCTTTCAGAATCTGAATGGTTTCCGCGTCCTGATTTGCTGCCTTGGATTGTAGCAAATCTGTATTGGCAATGGTCTCTTCGTATTCGGCGGCTTCGGTAGCGACCTGAGCATTGGTCTTGCCTGCCTGAGCGCGTTTGAGCATTGCGTCGGCCTGTTCTTTTTCCGCCTTTGCTGCGGTGGCCATTTGCTGGAGTCGAGTGGCTTCGCCCTGCCAGTATTGGAGCTGCTGTTGAGCCTGCTGCAATTCCTGTTGCGACTGTTGCATCTGCTGGCCCAGCTGTTGGAGTTGTTGCTGGGTCGTGGGCAAGGTAGCCAGAGCTTCGTCGAGACCCCGGTCATACTTGGCGTATGGTTTCAGTGCAGCGCGAAGGACGGCGGCAGCGGCGTCGGCGGGGAAGGCGTTTTGCTGGACCATGGGCAGAACGGCCTGTGAATACTGGGCCACGCCGTTGAGCATTTCCTGAAACGTCTGCTTTTCCTGAAACTCGTCTTTCGCCACGGTCGAATCGGTTTCAATGTCGATCAGGAAGTCCATCAAAATGTCTTGGCTCATGATCTGGGCCAGTTCATCGGAGATTGGCATCTGGGTCATGCGGCTCAGGTTTTCGGGGGTGATGTGGCTGAGCAGCAGTTGGGACATGATCTTCATCATGGACTTGACGGTGTAGTTCACGCACTCGCGTTTACGGGTCAGGCGGATGCCCACCCAACGGCCTTTGATTTCCTGAGCGGCTGCGGTTTCGTACGCATTGGTCACGCCCCGGACGATATCGGAGATGCCCAGAATGTCGTCGACTTGAGCGCGGACCAGTTGGATGTTGTTGTTGAGTTCTTGCAGGACCGCTGATTTTTCCTGAAGCGGAAGGTGGAACATGATCCCGTCGGGACCGCCTGCTGCGGACAGGCGTTGTGACAGTCCGGTAATGGCCACGTATTCACCGTCTTCGGACGCCATCATGTCGGCCAGTTCGGTAATGCCTTGTTCGTATGCGCCTCCGGCCTTGATGGATTCGAGCAGGGCCATACGACGTTCTTGCAGGCGATTGAGTTCCCGGTCGTATTCTTCGATGTAATCGTAATCAGGCTGGGGGATGAGTTCTTCGGACGCGACATTGAGCATCATTGGCTCTGGTCCCGGCCAGAAATCGACCAGTTCCAGTGGATCGTCGTGGATTTCGAGCGGTTCGTCTTCGCCTTTGGCAACGAACAGTACCCGTTTGTTGGGCTTGTCCCAGACTTCGTAAATGTCGATGGTCTTGGACTTCCATGACTCGTAGTTGGATTCGCTATCTTTCTTGGAGCCTTTGACGATCTTGCCGAAGCGTTTCCGGGCTTGGACCGTGGTCATGGGGTGGCGGACATAAATCCAGTCACAGTGTTTCCATGAATTACCGGGTTCCCAGCCGAAGCGTCTCCACGGCACATATTCCCAGCGAATGGATTGTGCGCCGACTGTTTCTTCGACTTCTTCCCGTTCACCGACTTGGACTTCACCCATCATGGGTGTGCCTGTCTCGTCGAAGCCCATGACCTGTTCGCCCATAATGGGAACGGGGTATGTGGTTTCGTTGATGACAGAGTCGATTTTGACGCGAGGCCAGCCCAGTCCAATGGCGAGATAATCGTCGATGGTCCGGTGCATGACGGAGTCAAATGAAGGGTGGTCGACACAGTATGCCAATCCACGCTGGATGATCCGTGCAATGGCCTGATACTGGGGGGTGGTTTCAGGCGCACGGCACCGGACATCCGGTACGGGCTGATTGGAATAAACGCCTGTGTGTTCGACGTTTACAACGGACCAGTAGAGTGGAACGTAGAGGTCGTCTTCGGCGCGGAAAATCTTTTCGACATTCTTGGCGTGGTCTCGAAACTTTTTGTGGGCTTTTTCTTCTTTCTCGATGCGTGACATCCACGCCTTTTGAAGTCTTACCGCATCCATCTACTCTTCCTCTTGGGGTACTTTGGCGGCATGAAGGATTTTACCTTCATTGGCTCACCCCCGAAACTCCCGCCAATGATAACAGGTTTTTTGTCCTCTTCCACACGTGGCGCGTGTTCCCACATGACTTCAAGCCGTAAACACAAGTTGGCAAAAGAGTCGACATCGTGATCGTCGTTTGTGTTGGGAAAACGCAGACACCCAGCGATAAAATCCTCGCCGTCCGAATTGCGCGGCATGAAGACCTGTCCGGAGTTGACCATGGCAATCGCAGATGCTGCCATCGCAGTCTTCTTCGCAGAACGATTAACCCATGACTGGGTAAAAAACGTCTTCGTCTTCCGCATCGCCCGGAGGATGAACGGCTCTGCCGCCTTGCGGATCACACCCGACTCCGACACCACCTCCTGTAACCGCTTCGATATCCGTACCCAGTGAATCAGCTTCTCAATCCAAACATCCATCCCAACCTGAGCATAATACCGCTCAACCAAATAAATCCGCGCCTCATTATCCACCCGCCAACGGTGCATCGCCGTCGGATCACCAATCTCACTCACGCCCGGATCGTATGAAATAAAATCATCCCCCTCCGGCAATTCATCCCAATACTTGAAACGCTCACGCTTGAACAACAAACCCTCTTCCGGTGCAGGCCGCTGTTGATACAAACTCGCCCACGACCGTGGACTCCGCCGCTTGTCCTGCCAATACTCCTCATCAAACCACTCCTGCCAAATCATCTCCCCCGGCTTACGACCCAACGGATCATCCAACCGCTCACACTCAGCAGCAAAACACAACACCATCCAAACATTACCGTCCCGACATTCCATCAACCCCGACTCGCCGTTATACCCATCCGGCAATATCCGCCCCATATGCTCGTCTTCATGCCAACGCGTACCCACCCCCACTTCCCACGCACTTGGCGTCTTCCTCGAACGCGCCGAATCAACATACTCATTCCACACCGCTCCCCGCACCGTCGGTGAGTCCGCATCCTGACGACCCTTGATCATGTCATCCCAAATCAAACCGTGTGTCCTGAATCCAGAAATACCCGCCTGAATACCAGAGGATTTGTACGAACTGAAATTCGTCAGCTGCCAGTCCTCCGCAGCCCTCGTGTTCGGGTCAACCTGCTCCCCAAACAACGCTCGATACTGCGGACTCGTGCATATCTGCCGCGCCCTCTTACCATGACGCCGACATATCGGATCACCCCACCCCGTCAATATCGTCTCAAACGCCTTCGACTGCCCCATCACCCACGTCGGAAACACCACACTCGCATACGTCGACTTCGCCGATCCGGGCGGCATCATCAACATCACCCGCCGACATATGTCCAACCCCCCATACACCTCATCAACAATCCTCCGGGCATCAGCCGCACTCATCGTACCCGTCAGCACCTGATACAACGCCGTCCTCACAAAATAAGCATCAGATGTATAAACTTCGTATAACTCAGGTGCCGTATATCCCCCGGATTTATCCAAGGATTCCTGTACGGATGTTGTAAATGGATTTGAAATTTTGAAATCGGTGGGGGGGTCAGCATCCCCATAAGGGAACCCTTGTTTTTTTTCGACCCCCACGGGGGGGTTCAGCGGACCAGCTCCAACCCTCTGATTTTCCCCCGGTTTCTCGCCCCGGAGCAGGGACCAGTCGACGAGGCTGGCCATCGACGCCCGGTCGTAGAAGAGCAAACCCTGTGCCATCAGCTGCATGGCGTTGAGCATCATCACATGGTGCAGGGCCAGCGGCGTGTCGATCACCTCGTACTCTCTGTCGCTGACTCCATCGTGCAGTGGGACGCCGGGAATGTCGATGTACCGTGCGAACCCGGTCAGTGTGGCACGTGCAAGCGCCTGTTTTCGCAGGACATTCCGGGCCTGTTCCGGCGTGAGACTGGCACTCACGTGTCGGCCTCCTCCTCGATCACCACCGTGTCATCACGTTGGCCCTCGATAATGGCCAGCAGGGCATGTGGCGTCAGGGCGCTCACGTCCTTCGCCCCGGCCAGCGGATCGGTGGGCGTAACAGG